GCAATTCCGGTGTGAGGTTCTTGTCTGTCTTTGAGCGTTCAAACAGCCATCTGTCGAGCGATGTGAGGACGTCGATGACCGTCGCCTTGTTTATTGTGTTGGCGATACGTTCCGCACTCGCCATGATTTTGACAACATTGTCGGAACACTTTGTTATAGCGTCGATGTTGTATTCGGGCTTGTTGATTTCGGTGATGATAACCTCTGTCATTTTCTTGGCGGCGAGCATCATGGAGTTTGCCAACTCCACGCTGGAGGTCTTCTCTTCGGCGAGCCGGTCTCTCCAACCCTCGCCATTGACCCAGCGCGACACCGTCGCTTCAGTCAAGCCATATTGTTCGGCAATCTCTTTTTGTGAGTATCCTGCCATAAAAAGGCGGTAAGCCTGCGCCTTTTTTTCTGTCATTTCTTTTTTTGAAGCCATTTTTTGTGAGTTTTGTGCTGCAAAATTCCGTTTAAACATTTGATTTATAAAAAAGAGTGAACAAAGTGTTCACACTTTTTGTTGTATTGTCTGAAAAGCGGGACTTTTGCATCGAAAAACAGCGAAATATAGCGATGAAACGAATTGTAATTAGCGACGAAAGCATCAACAGTTACGGGTTCTGGGTGAAGACCGACGGCATAGACCTGGAGGCTTTTTCGAGAAACCCTGTGATGCTTTACAACCACAACCGCTGGGGCGGTGGTACGGTACACGACCAGCTTCCGATCGGAAGATGGAAGGATTTGCGTATTGAAAACGGGGTGTTGACCGGTGAACCTGTTTTTGACGAGAACGATGAGTTCGCCGTCAAAATCAAACAGAAGTACGAAGCCGGGATACTCAACGCATGTTCCATGGGTTTCAAGCCGTTGGAGTGGTCTTCAGAGCCTGCGTTGCTGAAAGAGGGGCAGACAACCGCCACTGTGGTAAAATGCTGCCTTCTTGAAATATCCATCTGCGACATACCGTCGAACTCAAACGCCACGGTTGTTCTGTATGATGACAACAGCGAAATTATTAACCTGTCCGACTTGCCGAATTTGGTAATAGGGCCTAAAATCAACAATATGTCAAAAGAAATCGCATTGAAACTCGGTTTATCCGAAAATGCCGACTCACAGTCATGTGTTGACGCAATCCAGAGGAAGGATGACAAAATCAAGACATTGACAGACGAGAAGGCATCGCTGGAGCTCAAGCTTAAAAAATATGAAGAGGCCGAAGCTACAGCAAGAAAGAATGAGGTGGAAACTTTGCTGAACGAGGCAGTCAAAAAAGGCCGCATCGACGCAAAAGCGAAACCGCACTTTGAAAAGCTCTTTGAGCTTGACCATGAGGGCACAAAGGCTGTTTTGGCCTCACTGCCTGACAGAAAACCTATGGAAGCCGCACCTTCCGGAACAGAAGGCGGCGACTTGTGCAAGATGAGCTGGGATGAACTTGACAAGGCAGACCGTCTGTTTGAACTCAAGACAAGATTCCCTGAAATCTACAAGCAGAAATACGAAGAGAAGTTTAACAAAAAACACTAACCAACATGGCACTTCAGAAACAAATCTGGCTCAACAGTATTGTTGAACCTCTGTTTGCGAATAACACTTTCGCAGTAAGATCAATCGACCACTCGCCATTCGTGACCGACAAGACCGTTCACGTGCCTAACGCAGGCAGCGCCCCGTCGGTTGTGAAAAACCGCTCCTCATTCCCGGCATCGGCAGCCCAGCGTACTGACTACGACCTGACGTACGACATCAACGAGTATTCAACCGACCCGGTGCACATCCAGAACGCTGAACAGGTTGAGCTTTCCTACAACAAGAGAGAAAGCGTCCTGAAACAGATGAAGGCTGCTTTGGCTGACAACGTCCACATCGATCTCGCCCTGTCATGGGTGCCGTCGGGCTACGCCAAAGTCGGTACATCAGGCGCAGCAACCCCGTCACACCTTGCCTCGACAACAGGCAACCGCCAGGCAATGACCAAAGCGGATGTCCTCGCTGTTAAGAACCTCTTTGACCTTGACGATGTCCCGCAGGGAGGCCGTTGTATGCTTCTTGACGCCGTCATGTACAACCAGCTTTTGTCAAGCTTGAGCGAAAGCGAGGCAGCCGCCTTCAACGCTTCAGTTGACGCGCAGCGTGGTATCGTCGGCAAGCTTTACGGCTTCGACTTCTACATGCGTTCAACCGTTTTCCGTGTTGTCGCAGCTGGTACTTCCATGGCATCAAGCACAGCGGCAACCAACTCGGCTGCCGGTCTCGCATGGCAGGAAGATTGTGTCAGCCGTGCATTGGGCAACCATGAGCTGTTTGAAAACGAAAAGGACGCACTGTTTTATGGTGACGTCATGAGCGCACTGGTCCGCGCCGGAGGCAAACATATCCGCAACGACAAGAAAGGCGTTGCTGTTATCTATCAGGTGACCCCATAAAACGAGTTGAAAGATGAAACGTATAGAACGACTTGTTATCCATTGCACTGCTACTCCTGAAGATAGGGAGGTGACCGCAGCCGACATCCGACGTTGGCATTGCAGCCCTGCGCCTGTCGGCCGTGGCTGGAAACAAGTCGGCTATACCGACATCATCCATCTTGACGGCTCAGTGGAAAGGCTGGTCGAAAACAATGAGGACCCTTATGTCGATTCATGGGAAATCACCAACGGCGCCAAAGGCTATAACGGCACAAGCAGGCATATTGTATATGTTGGCGGTTGCGACCGTAATGGAAAACCGAAAGACACAAGAACGCAGGCGCAAAAAGACGCGCTGCTTTCCTATGTCAAGGATTTCAAAGCAAAATACCCGTGGGCTGATGTCTGTGGGCACAATGAACTGGATCCGGGGAAGGATTGCCCGTGTTTCGATGTTAGAAAGGAGTTTGAAATATGAACATCTGGTTTCAAATAATCAGTCTTATACTGAATCTTGTACTTGGCGGAACATTGATCGTGACAGTCGCGACACTTAAAGCCACAGTGAGAAAAGCTGAAGCGGAGGCGGAAAAAGCCAAAGCGGAGGTTGAACGCATGAAGACCGACAACGACAGAAACGCTATGTCAACGTTTCTGGAATTCATAGTCGAGCCGTTAAAAGTGGATATAAAACGATTAACAAGAAATGTAAATGTGCTACAAAAGGTTATTAAACAGGCTAACAGTTGCCCTCATAGTGATAATTGCCCTGTCATTAACGAGATGCAGAAGTACTCAGACGATGAGTGCGGTACAGCAAAATGAGTTTCATTCCAATGAAGCGTCATCGAACTACCGGCAGATTGATTCTGTATATGTTTTTGACAGTATAGTTATACGTGAGAAGCCGGACACTGTCACCAAAGAGAGATGGCGTACATTATGGCGCGAGCGCATTGTGCACGACACCGTTTACGACAGGCGCACTGATACGATAACAAAAACAGTGGATGTCGAGAAAATCATAAACGTGCCGTCATCTTCAAGGAAAACAGGGTGGGTAGTGGCCGCTGTTCTGTTCCTTTTAATAATCATCCAAACACTGATTAAACGACATTAAAACAAGAGACATGAGTTTACCATACGTAAGAATCAATTTCGCCAACGGCTCTATCGGTGGTGTGGAGGCGATGGATGACGGGTGCACCGGCTTGATTTGCACGGCTGTGGCCGTGTCAAACACCTTTGCTCTTGACACCAACTATCTTATCACATCGCTCAAGGAGCTTGAGGCGTTGGGTATCACCTCGGAATCCACCGGGGCAAATGCCAACGTGTACAAATGCGTTAAGGAGTTTTACGAAACAGCACCGAAAGGCACCAAACTGTATCTCCGCGGCGCAGCTGCCAGCGTGACAGTAGAAAACCTTGTTGACAAGACAAAGACGTACGCCTGGCCATTGATTGAGTACGCAGCTGGCAACATCCGCACCCTTCTTGTCAAGGTCACTGACGCGCAAGGTTACACAGCGACGACGACACACGCGATTGACGCCAAAGTCGAAGCCGCCATCACTAAGGCTCAAGCCTTGGCTGAAGAGGCCACAGAAACCCTTATGTCACCTATCATAGTTGTCCTCGAAGGTCGCCACTATACAGGCTCGCCAGGCGGTTTGCCGAACCTGTCACAGCTCACAAACAACCGCGTTTGTGTTGTCATCGGCGATACTGTGGCGAACTCGAAAGGTGCAGCTGTAGGACTTCTCGGCGGCTTGATTGCCAAAATCCCGGTGCATCGCAAAGTGTCACGCGTCAAAAACGGCGCCATCAAAGCCACTACAATGTATATCGGCGCGGTTGTCGCTGAGAGCGCACAGCCTGCCGTTATCCACGATGCCGGATTTATCTGCCCTCGCACATTCGTTGGCAAAGGCGGTTACTATTGGAGCGGTGACAAGTTGGCCACCGCAGCTTCAGATGATTACTGCCTGATCCCACGCAGAAGAACCATCGACAAGGCTTACCGCGTAGCCTATATCGCCATGCTTGAACAGGTTAGCGACGAAATCGCAGTCACCAGCGATGGCAAGATTGACCCTACCATCGCGAAGAACCTTGAGACTTTGATGGAAAGCGCCATCATCAACCAAATGACAAGCGTCGGCAACCTCGGTGTCAACCCGGAAGATGACAATGACACAGGCGTTGTAGCATACGTCAACCCTAACCAGAACATTGTCGCCACATCCAGACTCGGCGCATCGTTGAGGGTGAGACCGTACGGCTACAGCGACTACATCGAAGTTGAACTCGGATTCCAAACAACAGCATAAAGAAAGGAAACATTATGTTTGACACAAGAGAATATGAATGGTCTGACGTTTCAATCCTTATTGGAACAAGAGTGCTTGTCGGGGCACGTGGTGTGAAGTACAACACCACACAGGCTAAAACAGCTATTTATGGCAAGGGTAACGAGCCTTACGCCATCCAAAAAGGTAACAAATCCCATGCAGGGGAATTGACTGTGAATATGAGTGAGCTGCTTGCCTTGCAGGAGGAAAGCCCGACAAAATCCATACTTGATCTGCAGATCAATATCACGGTTTGTTACGGCAACCCATTGAAGGGCGACATCATGCACACCGACAAGCTGCTTGGTGTACAGTTCACCGACGAACCGCAAGAAATCAAACAGGGCGATGACCACAGTGAACATACGCTTCCGTTTATTTTCCTGCGTAAAATGTAAAACACGCCCCCGTCTTATGGCGGGGGTTTCAATCTAAAACTTAAAAATCATGGGCGAAACAAAACAAATGGTAGGACAAGCGACACCAGAACAAATTGAAGCTTGGAAAGCGGAACACGGCGAAGTGTTCGCTATTATCGTGGAAGACAGCGTGCTTTATGTGCGCAAACCCACAAGAAAAGACTTGAGCTATGCTTCGGCATCCGCTAAAAACGGCGGGTTGGACTATATCGAAGCGCTTATGAAAAACTGCAAGCTCGGCGGCGATGAGACAATCATCACCGATGACGGCAAGCGGCCAGATGGCTACGCTTGTGGAAATCAAAGCCGCTACAATAAAAAAGCTTTAGATTCCGCCAGGATAAGTGCCGGGGAATACATCAGGAAAGCGGATGTGCAACTGCGCTACTATTTGCACGTCGAAGACCCTGAAAGCCTCGACGATCAGGAATGGGCGATGAGGGTAAGAGACCTGGAATGGATTAGAGAGGATGAAAAGAAGCGGCAAAAGGCGTGACGAATCAGCCTCTTCTGACAGTGATGATTATCTGGGATGGCAGACCCTGTTTCTGACGTTTCTGTCTGCGGCGGATGCGGACGGCGGCAATTACAAGAGTTGTAATCAAAGCCACCGACAACAGCATGAATATCCAAAAAGAAACACCTACTTTCATAACAAGTATCTAATAACGCTGCAAAGGTAATAAAAAAATGTCAAACGGTAACGTACAATTTGTAATAAATGTTGTAGGGAATGCGGAACAGTCCATCAACGCCATTTCCCAAAATGCGGTGACGGCCACGGCTAAGGTTAACAACTTCGCCGAGTCAATGGCCAAAATACGCGATGCGGGTCTGGCTTTTGAGGCTGTCAACAATATGTTCGGACGCCTTACTTCGGCATTGGACAAATGTACTTCCGCCAACAACATCCAACAGGAGGCGGAAACCAAACTGGCGCGTGTCATGCGTAACACCATGGGCGCGACCGATGAGGAAATCCAATCCATCAAGGATTTGGCGGCCGCACAACAGCAGCTCGGCGTTATCGGTGACGAAGTCCAGCTTGCCGGGGCTCAGGAACTCGGCACGTACCTTTCAAAAACAGAGAGTCTGCAGAAGCTCCTGCCGGTGATGAACAATATGCTGGCACAACAGTACGGCCTCAACGCCTCGCAGGAACAAGCAGTGACCATCGGCAGCATGATGGGTAAGGTTATGGACGGACAGGTCGGCGCATTGAGCCGTTACGGCTATAAATTCACCGAAGCCCAGGAACAGATTCTCAAATACGGCACCGAAGCCGAAAGGGTCGAAACACTCGCGGAGGTCATCGGACAAAGTGTCGGCGGCATGAACGAAGCCCTCGCGGCCACACCTGAAGGACAGATCAAGCAGGTCGGCAACCGCCTTGGCGACATCCAGGAGCGTATCGGCGCATTGTGGGTCAAAATCAAGGCTGATTTGATGCCGACGGTGGAAAAGGTCATGAATCTGGTCAGTAAAGTCATCGGTTTTCTCGAAGAACATAAGACAGTGTTCGCGGCGCTGGCGGCCGCCATCGGCACAATTATTGTGGTCGTAAAAGGATGGGTCCTTGTGCAAGGCATCCTTAACGCCGTGTTGACCGCCAACCCTATTGGCGTTATCATCATGCTTGTGGCGGCACTCATAGCGGCTATTGTGGCTGTTGTGAGCAAAACCAAAGGCTGGGGCGAAACATGGGGTAACCTCATGGAGTATCTGAAGCTCACGTTTGAACAGTGCGGCGCATGGCTCCACAAAAAATGGCTTGAGATTGAGAACTTTTTCATGACAGGCTTTGAAACCATTACAAAGGGGTGGTATAAAATACAGTCTCTTTGGGATTCGGAGGGAGCCAGTGAAGGTCTCGCCAGGATTGAGGAACAACGCAACAAACGTCTTGAAGCCATCGCCGAGGCACAGAATAAAATCGATGAATTGAGACAGGCTCGCCAGGATATTGACATCTGGCAGGTCAAATGGAAAGAGTCTGATGAGAAAAGCAAGCCCGGTCTTGCCGGGACAATGGAAGGTCTTATGGGTGCCGCCAACGGCGGCCTCGGAGGTAGCGGCAGCAAGGAACTTGACGCTACGCTTGACAAAAGCGTTTCAGCTACAGCCACAGGCGGCACGCGTAACACCACAGTGAATATTAACCTCGGGAAGATGGTGGAGAACATCAACTTCAGCGGTGGTTATGATGAGAACGAACAGGATATGGAACAGCGCCTCGCCTCGATGTTGGCACGCATTTTAGGCATGGCGGAAACAACAGCTGGTTGATATGTTAGTAGGTGGTTTGAATTTAGTCAGGGCTGCTATAGCCAAAGAATTCCCGATACCTGAAGGTATGGGGAACAAAGGCTTTGCCGAATACGTATGCCCGGTCACCCTTGAAGGCGACGGCAGACGTTGCGACTTGCAAAGCGACCCTTTGATTGCAGTGTCAAGGGAAAACACCATTGTATGCCGTCAGGTAGCGAAACCCCAGAAGCAAGGCACAATAAAAGAAAATTGGGCTGTCGGTGACTGGGGCATCAATATCAGCGGCGTTATCATCTGCAAGACAAAAGAAGAGCTGACGTCGGCCATCAAAGAGCTCCAGGAGATTTGTTCTTTGAGGGAAGCCGTTGGAATCACCTGCCCACCGGTGAATGAGCAATACGACGTCACACGCATAGCTATCAAAGGCTTGGAATTCCCTTTCACGCCTGGCGAGCTTAACCAACAGTTCACAATAACCGCATTAAGCGACTCAAGCTATGAGTTGCTGGAGGAGGCATGATGTTGAGGATGGATTTTGACATAATAATTGGCAGGTACCGCCTTAAAATGATTGATTCCGTGAAAATCAAACATTCGGTGGAACAGCTTAGCGACACCGCGACAATCACATTGCCAGCGATGGTCGAGGGAAGCGCGTTGAAGGTCGAAGACAAGCTGACCGCCGGTGATGAAGTGACAATCAACCTCGGTTATGATGACAACCTTAAAACGGAGTTTAAGGGCTATTTAAAAGCCATAAACACGGATGCGGGGAATCTTACGCTGGAATGTGAGGATGCCATCTATCTTTTTGACAAATCGCTGAAAGATGAGGAAATGACTGAAATCAGCCTGAAAGCCCTGCTTGAGGATGTATGTTCACAGATAGACCCGTCTTACAACGTCGAATGCGCATTTGACTTCACATGGGAGAAATTCACCATCTACAGGGCGACCGGCTGTGACGTGCTCAAAAAAATCCAGGAGGAAACCAAAGCGAACATCTTTTTCGACGGCCAGACACTCCATGTGCAGCCGCAATACGCCGATGTGGCGGGTGACACGGTTGTTTATGACTTCACCAAAAACATTGAGACTTCAAACCTCAAATACCGCAAGGCAAGCGACCGCAAAGTTGAAGTGACTATTGAAATAACCAACCCCGACGGCACAAAGAAAGAGGTGAAATACGGCAGCACAGGCGGCAAGTCGGTCAAAAGGATAGTCAGCAGCATATCAGAGTCACAAGCCCAAAAGGTGGCTGAAAACGAGTTCAACATGTGGTGCTACGATGGCTATGAAGGCTCTTTCACAGGCTGGCTGGTTCCTTATGTTGAGCCGGGCTTCGCGGTGCAACTGCGCGACAAGGATTACGAATACAAAGAAGGCGTTTACTACGTGACAGGCACGGAAATAGATTTTTCCGCCAATGGCGGCAAACGCATTGTTAAACTTGGAAGGAGAATCGGCTAATGGGTGATGTTTACAGCCAAATAAAGCGGTCCATCCGCGCGATGAACGGGAGGCACACCCCGTTGCTTCTCACCGGGAAGGTCGAAAGCGTTGACGGTGAAACCTGCACCATATCAGTCGGGGAACTCAAGCTGACAAAAGTCAGGCTGCGTTCTGTCATCAACGGCGAGAAGTCACAGCTGCTTGTCACACCTAAAACAGGCAGTTATGTTACAGCCGTGGATATCAGTGGCGAACTGAGACAGCTTGAAATAATCGGCTGGTCGGAAATCGAAAAAATCGACATCGGGACAGGCGGCGACATAAACATAAACTGCAACGGCACTGTTGTTATCAACGATGGCGACAACCACGGAATGGCGAAGGTGGAAGCCGTCGCCGACAAGATCAGCGCCATCGAAAAAGACATCAACAATCTGAAGAACAAAATCAACGGATGGACACCTGTTGTTTACGATGGCGGCGCCGCACTTAAAACGGCCATAACGTCATGGGCGACAAAACAGTTCCAGCCAATAACAAAATATCAAGATTTGGAAAACGAAAAAGTAAAACACTGATAATATGCTACAAACGGAAACATTAAAAACCACATTAAAAAGCATCAACCCTCAAAGCACAGATATTGTGGAAGCGATGGTGACAGCTTTTGAAAACTGGCTTAAATCGGCAACTATTAGTGTGCCGTCGCTCACGGTGAATGTCGATCCGAACACAGGTATTGGCACCACCAAGCCTGCAACCTTAAATGGAGTAGTGTCATGAAAGGGACGGATATACTGCTGTCTGATGAATATGGTTTGCTGGCCGACCCTGTCGCGCATGACCTTGTGGTCGGTGACGTTACGTTGCAGAACCAGGCGCTTATACTCAAGTCCAACAAAGGGGAATGGAAGGAAAAACCCATGATTGGCTGCGGCATCGACAGCGCGCTGAATGATGACAACGGCAACCACTGGAAGCGCCAGATACGCGAGGAGCTGTCAAGAGACGGGATAAAAGTCCGTTCGCTTGAAATAACAAACGACAACATAAAAATAGATGCTGAATATGAGAACGACAGAAGAGATTAAAAAAGAAATAACGGATGCGGTGCTTGCCGATGAAACACTCCGCACCGCTTTTGGACTTAGTTCCAATGAGGAATGGGACAACCAGGTTTCGGCTGTTTCCATCCTAAATCTTCTTATTTATATCATGGCGATGGCGGCACGTACCGTCGAATGGCTCTACAACCAGTTCTGCGAGGAGGTAGAGGAACGCATAGCCGCCGCCTTGCCGGGGACAGTGTCATGGTATTGGAACAAAGTCATGCAGTTCCAGTACGGCGACGAACTCAATGAGAACGGCACTTATGACGTGGTGGATGAGAGCAAGCGCATCATCACACATTGCGCCGTGTTGGAAGTCGATAACGGAATCCTTATCAAGGTCAACAAAGGCGACAACACATACGAGGCTTTGACTCCTACGGAACTGGCGGCTCTGCAAAACTATGTTGATTTGATTAAGTTTGCAGGCACATACGCCGTATGCTACAGCTATGACCCTGATGAGGTTGCCATCGAATTGAACATTTGGCGTAACCCGATGGTGCTTGATTCAAACATGAACCGCATCAGCGACGGCGAATCGGTCATTGAGAACGCCGTCCTCGAATACCTTAACGGTATAGTTTATGGCGGTGTGTTCAATAAAACGAAGCTGTTGGACGCCATACAGTCTGTTGATGGTGTCGAGGATGTCACCATAGCTGACGGCAGTATATACAGCCCGTCGAACGACACAATACGCAACTTTGGTGATTTCATCCAGAACTACCGTTCAAACAGCGGCCATTTCCTGTTGGATGAAGTTGTTTGTTATGACATGTTAAACCAGTAATACAATGCCGAGAAATACAAGCACAAACATGAACTATGACACTTTGGCGGAACAGTTGACACCAACCGCCATAAGGAAGCCGGTATTGCTTGCCTTCATCAAAGCGCTTCTTGCGCCGATAAAGGGCATCAACACCCATTTCAATTCGTTTGTGGCCAATAAAAGACAGCGTATGTCGTACAACGGCCAAGTCCGGCTGCTTGAGAACATCATTAACAGGCTTATGATTGGCAGTTACGACGCTGATTCACCTGTAATCTATCTGAGCGAGCCAGAAATAGTGAAGGAATTCTACATCTCCCCCGACGGCAGTTGGGATTTGCAGAACTCCATACACTATGATGACGCTGGCAAACAGGATTGGGACACGCAGAACAATGATCCCGTGGAACCGCCTGAGGACTACAGCATGGTATTTGACCAGTCGAAAGGCGCGTTAAGCTTCGGCTTCGAGGTCCATCTGACGGAGTTATTAGACACGGAAGCACGTGACAACCAGGCGAAGAGGGCGTTCAACAACAACGGGGGTCTTGACGCTTTGAAAGACGTTGTTGACACATACAAACTTGCAGGTAAACAATACACTGTGATTCAGGATTAAACAAATTAAAACACAAATAAGATGAAAAGACTTGAAATAAACAGCGCGGGCAGAATGCCATTGTGGCAGTCGGACGTTAAATTCATCCAGGACGGTTTCAAAGAAGTCATAGAAGCCCTTGTAGGTGAACTCGGACTGTCGAAAAGCTATTTCATAATAAGCGGTTGCTCACCGTACAAACCGACCACAAAAACACTCGCCATGCCTGCCGGGTGGTTCTGGTGGGGAGGTGAGATTTTGCCGGTCAGAGCGTTGGCTACAACAGATGTGACCTCGTACACCAACCCTGTTGTCAGACTTACACGCACCACATATTACAATCCGAACGGGGCGAAAAACTTCATACACGCCGACTTGACAACTGAGAATGTCGCCAATGTTTGGCATGATGATTACCTGACACCTACTGTGGTGGAACGGTCGGCGGCATTCAATTCGGGGGTGCGTCTTGGCGTCGGTGCATGGACTCTTAGAGACATCCTCAAATACAACCACGCTGAAGCCGAAAGCGATTGGTTGGCCACATCAAGCGAGTTGGTGGAATTTAAACGTATCGGCAGGCTCGTTGTCCTCCGCGGCACAATGTATAATAACGAATCTGTCACAGGATTCCCGGTACCTGTGCATGCCGAGATATATATGCCAACCTGTGGCGGTACCCTGGTTATTTATAATGGGACCGGCACATGGCGTGGTGAACAGGAAGACAGAATCAATGGTCTAACCTATGTTGCCGCCTCGCCATACACAATACAAGACACAAACACTATCAATGACGACAACCAGCAACAGTCACATCAAAACCCTAATAGTTAGTTGTTATGAAAGAAATAACAATACAGGCGAGACAAAGCATTTGGGATGTTGCCGTGCAGCATTGCGGGTCAGCTGAAGCTGCTTTTGATATTGCCGGAATGAATGGCAAACTGCCAATCAGCCCCGTCAGCGCAGGCGGTACTTTGAAAGTGCCTGATCCGACAAACAAGAAAGTTGTGAAATACTATGCGGAAAACGACATTGTCCCTGCAGGGACATAAAAAAGCCCTCCATCTCCATTAGTCGGCTCCTACCCCAGACTAATGACAAAGGTGCACACACACCACGACAGAAGGCGTAAGTCTTCACGGTGTGTGTGCACCATCTTTATATATTGTAGGAGACTGCAAAAATAACTATTTTTTCTGAATCAGAAACCAAAATTATTCAGAACCGGAACCAAAATTTATAACCTTGTGTTTAAACCAACCAAAAACAAAGAAAATGACATCAAAAACCCAAAAATGGTCATCCGCACCATTGCCATTTCAGGGGCAGAAGCGGAAATTCACGGATGCTTTCAGGGAGGTGCTGAAGCTTTACCCTTATTGCGACACCATTGTTGACCTGTTCGGAGGTTCAGGGCTTCTCGCACGTATCTCAAAGGATGAAAGGCCCGATGCAAGGGTCGTTTTCAACGACTACGACGATTTCTCACAACGTGTCGCGAATATCCCGAACACCAACAGGCTTCTACACGCTTTCAGGGATGTTTTGCGCGATGTGAAAAAGAACGCCTTGCTGCCTGACAGCAAAAAAGCTGAAATCCTCTCCATCATTGAAAAGGAAAGCGGATATGTTGACTATGTGTCTGTGTCTTCGTCAATTCTTTTCTCGATGAAGTATAAAAACACGCTTGACGGGCTGAAGGCAAGCAGTTTTTACAATAGGGTGAGAATTAGCGATTACGACCTTGCAGACGATTATTTGAATGGGTTGGAAATCGTGAAAGGGGACTATAAAGACATTTTCAGGCGGTTCAATGGGGATAAAAACGTCCTGTGGATTGTTGACCCGCCATATTTGAGCACCGACTGCACAACCTACAAAAAGAGTTCCTACTGGAACCTTAAAGACTATCTGGATGTACTGGACGTGTTGCAGGACACAAATTTTGTGTATTTCACTTCAGACAAGAGTTCCATCGTAGAATTGTGCGAGTGGTTAGGTGAAAAAAGCCCATTTTCAGGAGCTAAGAAAATAGTGGTGGAAGAGGTTATGAATTACACCACTTCATACAAAGATATGATGTTTTATAAAACAAGGGAAGAAATATGAACAAATACTATGAAATGCTTGAAAAGATTCTCGCAAACGGGAAAGAACAGACAAACAAAAAGGGCAATATCCGCTATCTTTTAAATGAGAGCTTGACATTAAAGCCGTCGGACTTGCTTGATATATTTGAAGGCCATCCGATAGCGCGTGGCAAGCTGAAAAGTGAACTTCAGCTGTTTATGCAAGGCGAACGCCTTACGGAACGTTATAGGGAGGCAGGTATAAGCTGGTGGGATTATTGCGGTGCGATATTGGTCAACAGCTATCCTACATATATGGAGAAACTTCCACCGCTAATAGCCAAAATAAACAGGGAAAAGCGCAACAGTAAGAATTACGTGTTGTTTCTTGGTGAGACAAATGCCGAAAGCAACCAGGCACCGTGTATTTCACTTGTGCAGTTCCAGATAGATAACGGTGAACTTGTTATGACGGCATATCAAAGAAGCAGTGACGCAAATTTGGGTTTGCCAGCTGACATGTACCACTTATATTTGATTTCACGTCAAATAAACCTACCATTAAACTCTATAACAATCTATCTTGGGAACGTTCATATATATGCGAACAACATTGAGAGAACAAAGCAGCTTTTAGCAGGAATTGAAGGTGTCAAATTCGATTTAAACGTATGACAAACACTGTTTAAATAGCTATAAAACAAAAGAGGCTACAAACAAAAATGCAGCCTCTTTTTTAGTCAAAAAATGTACTTTTTATTTTAAAAATGCGTACAATTCATTTTTTCGATTATAATATCTGTTTAAAATTTTGCAAATATACGAAAAATTCTATATATTTGCACCTTGAAAACTTCACATATATGAAAAAACTAATCTCCCTCGCAATCTTCATGATTTCGGCGCTCTTCGCCAATGCACAAAACGACTCGCTGTTTACCCGCACCGAGTTATATCATCCTGGCGACTACGGCTCGACGAACTACCGCATCCCGGCAGTGATTACAGCTAAAGACGGCAGCATAGTGGCGGTCACCGACAAACGTAAATTCAACGAAGGCGACCTTCCTGAAGATATCGACATCGTTTGCAACCGCAGCACCGACGGCGGCCTCACCTGGAGCGAGCCATACACCATAGCGCAAGGCACCGGCGTCAACCACGGATTCGGCGACTGCGCACTGGCATGGAGCAACGATGAAAACGGACTCATCGCAGTGTTCGTCGGCGGTCCGGGTCTATGGTATTCGACCCCGTCAGAGCCAATACATTCATATAAATGTTATAGTTACGACAACGGCCAGACATGGACAGAGCCTGAAGATATCACACATTTCATCTTTGGCGACAACTGCATCATCCCTGAACATCAATCGTGGCGCGCCTCGTTCTTCGGTTCGGGCAACGGACTGCTCACCTCGTCAGGAAGAATCATGTTTGTGGCTGCCATCCGCGAAGGCACGGCTCAGTCGTTGAGCAACTACGCCGTATATTCCGACGATAATGGCATGACATGGCAGGTGTCGGGTCGCGCCTCCACTGGCGGCGACGAGGCGAAGGTCACTGAGCTCGTCGACGGCCGTATCCTCATGAGTATCAGGCACAACGGCAAACGTTGGTATAACATCTCCTCAAACGGCGGACAGACATGGCGTCCCAACGTCTCATCATGGAACGATATCACCGCACCGGCTTGTAATGGCGATATGATTCGCTATACCTCTGTAAATCAAGGATATAACAAAAACAGATTGTTGCATTCTGTGCCAAAAGGAACCCAACGTACCGATGTCACAGTGTATCTGAGCTACGACGAAGGGGAGACATGGCCGGTGAGCAAAACAATAGTGCCATACAGCTCGGCATATTCGTCGCTCTGCATACTTCCCGACGGCACAATCGGTCTCTATGTCGAGGAAAATCCAAGCGGAGTGATGGGAAACTATTCCACCGCTTTCTACAATTTCAGCCTTGAATGGCTCACCGACGGCGCCGACTCTCTCGAAGATGACGCTGTCGCCGAAAATGCCGCCAACGACTCACTGAAAGTTTATCCAAATCCTGCGACATCATCAATAAAAATTGAATCAGAAGGATTGAAAAAGATAAGAATCATAAACATGAAAGGCCAAACGGTGAAAAAAGTCAACGTTAAAGACCGCACAATTGTCGAAATCGACATCACAAAACTGCCTTCCGGAACTTATCTCATTGAATCTCTTGACTTTAACGGAAAGCAAAGATTCGGAAAATTTGTAAAATGATAAATTTTAAAAATTTAGAAAAGGATTTCGATACGTCAACGATTTTTTGATATTTTTGTATCCTGAAATAGTTTTTTACGATGGATAATTCTCCAAGTCTTATCATGCTGATTTTCACAGTGTTAGGCTCGTTGGGACTTCTTATCTTCGGTATGAAGTCGATGAGTGAATCACTGCAAAAGCTCGCCGGACCGCAGCTTCGCCACATCTTAGGAAAAATGACAACCAACCGTTTCACGGGAATGCTCACAGGCGTCCTCGTCACTGCAGCGGTGCAGAGTTCTACCGCCACCACGGTGATGACAGTGTCATTTGTCAACGCCTCGCTTCTCACGCTGGGACAGGCAATTTCAGTGATTATGGGCGCCAACATCGGCACCACACTTACTGCCTGGATCATGTCGGCAGGATTCTCGTTCAACGTCACCGACCTTGTGTGGCCGGTCTTCATCATCGCGATGATTCTCATCTATAAGAAACGTCGCGCCACCGTGGGCGAGTTCCTCTTCGGCCTCGCGTTTATGTTCCTCGGCCTCGGCACCCTTCGTGCCACAGGAGTGCAGATGAACCTCGGCGAGAATGAAGCGGTGCTCAATTTCTTCTCTTCGTTCAACCCCGATAGCATCTGGACAACCTTGCTGTTCCTCATCATTGGAAGCTTCCTCACCATGTGCGTGCAGTCGTCGGCTGCCGTGATGGCAATCACCATGATTCTCTGTTCCAGCGGCGCACTCCCGATTTATCAGGGCATCGCGTTGGTGATGGGCGAGAACATCGGAACTACCGTGACATCCAATCTCGCGGCTCTCACAGCCTCCACACAGGCCCGCCGCGCCGCCTTCGCACATATGTTTTTCAACGTCTTCGGAGTGATATGGATGCTCTTTGTGCTGCATCCGTTCATCGATATGGTGTGCTCCTTCGTGGGCTACGAGCAAGGCGTTTCCGACCCTACCAAGTTGAGCGTGGTGCTGGCAATGTTCCACACCTGTTTCAACATCACAAACACCGCCATCCTCATCGGATTTATTCCGCAAATCGAGAAGATAGTGTGCTGGGCAATCAAAGATAAACAGGAATTGGAGAAAGAGGTCGTGCGTCTTCAATATATCGGCAACGGCCTCGTGCAAACACCTGAAATCGCCGTGCTTCAGGCTGAAAAAGAGACTGCTTCCTTCGGATTGTTCGTTCAGGATATGTTCGCTAAGGTCTGCATCCTTCTCAACGAGAAAAACGACAGTAAATTCGCCGAGATGTTTGCAAATATTGAGAATAAGGAGGATGTCTCCGATCAAATCGAGATAGAGATTGCGAAATATCTCGAGCAGGTGAGCTACGACCATCTCAGCGATGAGACGAAAAACAAGATTCGCCAGATGCTTCGCGAAATCAGCGAGCTGGAGAGTGTCGGCGACGCCTGCTATAACATCGCCCGCACACTGCAGCGTAAGATGGAGTCGGGAAAAGAATTCACCAAAGAGCAATACAAGAGCCTCCGTGATATGATGAAGATGTGCAACGACGCTTTGACACAGATGAACGTCATCATGACCGGACATCGCTCCGAACACGATATCAACGAGTCAATGCGCATCGAACATGAGATTGACGCTATGCGCCAACAACTCAAAAACGAGAACATCCGTAACGTCAACGAACATAAATACGACTACGCCGTCGGCACAATGTTCTCCGACCTTGTGACAGATTGCGAGAAACTTGGCGACTACGTAATCAATGTTGTTGAGGCTCGATTCGGGAAATAAAAAAAATAGGGACGCGCCACGGCACGTCCCTACATTTTTTATTATATTCATTTTATTCTAATGAATCTCCACTTTCTCCGTCACCTTCTTTGGCGCTTCTTTCGAGTTCCATCTTTCCGAAGCGGAATGTTATACCAACCGAGATGTATCGGCTGTTAACCATTTTGTTTGTGCTGTCGGTGAGATAGAACGGGTTGGTGTTGCTCGAGCCTGATCCAATCGTCGCACCCCAGTTGAAGAGGTCTTGGATGTTGACAAACACCGACATCTTCCTGTTGAAGAAATCGCTGCGTGCTCCGATGTTGAACCAGTAACGTGCCTTGCGTTCAGATGCCAAGCTGATGGTAGGCGAGGTGTAGCCCAATGCCATCGTCAGCTGATACTTGTTGAAGACCTTCATCCAAGCGTTGACGCGCGCACTCCATGACCATTTGTCGTTTTCGTTGACCTGATGCACTCCGTTGCGGTCGTATTCCATATGATAGCCGTAGTTGTACACGTTGGCGTACAGTCTCACGTTGAAGAATCCCGACGGACGATAGGTCATGTTAACCGATGTGCCGTAACGCCATGAGTTTCCGAGGTTATATGGTACCGAATAGCTCACGATACGGTCAAGATAATCGTCATATTCCGAGTCGGTGA